CTTCATCTATGATGCCAATTCATGCAATAACGAATGGCGTGGAACAATGGTCGTTCTGTTGTTTAGGAATGGCGACTATTATCTCGATAATGAGTGGAGGAATGTTGTGTGGTGGAATGATTGGGAATCCGATTGGACTTTCGATAACCTTCCAGAAGGAACATACACGGTCGAAGTCGAGTTCGATGAAGAAGGTGGTTCACATTGGCATTGGAATGTCGATGGCGAGTTCAATGTCCAGTGCAAAATGGACTTGAGCCACGATGATTCGACTGCGTGGAATCCTGAATCCAATAATATCGAAGTCAATATCAAAGTCGAGAATCGAGATTCCTGCGCTGGAGAAGTCGAAGTGATGATTTCGGGCTATCTCAATAATTCATATCAGTGGTCGATTGAATACGGAGAAGCCGATGTTTATGAGGTTCAATCAGGCACGAATGACCTCGTAGTTCGACACCAGCGTTTGATGAATCTCGAAAGTGGCGAGTGGTCTTTTGAAACGAGAATCCGAAGCCAAGAGCAGGGTGAGATTTGCTGCATAATGACGAACTCGGTTGAGATATAGCCATCCTCTTAAACCGCGTTTCCACTCGAATGGGTATGGAAGCATCCACGCTCGCCCTAATTTTGACTGCTGTCGCAATCCCGACGGCTCTTTGGCTGTATGAACGCTACAAACGAGTGATGGCTGATGGCAAAATCACTCTCGATGAAATCATTGAAGAGGGCAAAGACCTTCTCGATAAGGCGGAAGAAGTCAAAGAAGCGGTTGAGGAAATCATTGAATCCGAAGAAGAGTCGAAGGAGTGATTTCTTTGGCTCGACAACCCCAATCTCCACTCCGAGAAGCGCGGAAGGGCAATTCGTTCAACGACCGCCTAATGCTCATTGTCGGAGTTCCAGTGGTTTTGGCTTGGGTTGCTTTCGCCTGCTTGGTGATTTGGAATGGACTCAACGATGCTTCGGTTCTGGACCGAGTCGAAGAATACGGTTTGCTTCTTGGAATCATTTCTGGACCTGCTCTTTTGATATTGAACTCAATGCTCGAACTATGGAAAACCGAGCAGGGCAACGAGATTCAAATGCAACCCGAAGTGGCGAGAGCGACAATCACCGAAATCGAACTCGCTGCATCGCACGTCCGTGAACTCGCCCTTCGTGAGCAATTGCATGAGCAAACCCTCGCAATCGAGAAGGCTCGCCACGAATTGACTGGACGTATTGATGGCAAACCATCGAATGAACCGTTTGAGGTTCAACCCGTTCCCAGTTCGGAGAGTGAAGTGGAGAGTGAAGAGTGATGACATTCGACCCAAATGACCCAACCTTCCAATGGATTCAAGCGATTCATCGTGATGTAGCCCATCTCCGAGATAACCACTTGGCTCATGTCAATCAAGACCTCCAAACGCTCAAAATGGAAGTGCAGGAAATCAAGGGAGAACTACGAAAGGTGCAACCCATCATTGATGAACTCCAAATCCTCACCAGCAAAGTGGGAAGGAAGGTTCTCTATGGCATCCTCATCGGCATTGGTTTGATTGGTGGACCAATGGGAATGGAAGTCCTTCTTTGACCGAAATCCTTTGAAAGTGCCTTTTGGCTTTCTCGATTATGCCGAGAAGGTTCTTTGAATGTCCGATATGCAAACACCAGCGATGGACGTTCGCCAACCGACCGAAGTGCAAACGCACCGTTCACAAAGGAACTCTTGACCCTGAGCCTCGCATGAATGAGATTCCCCCACCCCAATCGAGCGATGAAACCAGAACTGAATCGTGGTGATATTGAGATACCGAACAATTGATATAGGGGAACTCCCTCACATAGATTGTTCGGGCAACACCTGAACCGAAGCGATACCTCCCGATGCGAGTCGGGGGGTGAATTGGAAAGCATAGGAACGAGCCGATAAACGTCCAGCCTCACACCTTCGGGAATTAACGCTGGAACATGGCTCGCTTCCCACGCGATATAGGTTGAATCCTAACACTGCCAATCGAGAACTGCTCGATATTCGTTGCCTTCGGGCGTAAGTCGAATCCCTCCAGAAGAAGTGCGGTAAGAAGGCAATTGCCTCCCTACGCGTGTCATCGCTCAAGCGGTTGGGGCTCGACCCCATCTCCCCAAAGAGTGTGGTCTGGCGAAGAATCCTCGTTGCGTCCGAACTGGTTTCGGAAATTGCAGGGGGCAGGAGGGAACAACAGGGCTCGATTTCGGTCGAGTCATGCCCTTGACCCAATGGACTCGAAAGGACGGGCTAAGGTGAATAAGTGCAGGTCGAGTTCGTGCCTGCCGATGTTATGCAATCCAAACCAACCGCCCAAACATACACTCGAAGTCAATTTGAGAGCGTAGTGTGAAAACGAGTCAAGTCGTTCATAACCGCTTGGATGGAGAGGAAGGTGGTTCGTAGCCCGCCAATCCCGAAAAGGTTGGATGGGGGTTGGTTTCGCTTCGGAGATGGTGTTGCCCGTTCACCCTCACATTCATCACCACCGTTAAAAACGGCAATTCTCAACCACCCATTATGGCGGAGAGGCGTAGCCGTTTTCCATTTTGGCGAAGTCGAGCCTCTTCGGAAGATACCGAGCGACTCAACAACCTGCTCAATCAGCAAACCAGTTCCGTTCCCACATGGGATGGCAAAACGCTCGCTTCCATGTCGAGAATCGGGAATGCCACCAAGAAGGGCGTATCGACAAACAAATCACGACCGAAGGTGAACTATGAACTCATTCGAGATATTTCGTTGAAGAACGAGGTTGTCAATGCCATTCTCCGAAGGACGGTGGATGACTGTTTGGGGAATGGATATGAGTTCGCCCTTCCAGAAGGACGTGAAGAAGGAAGCCCTGAGCAATTGGCTCGATTGAAGGAGTTCTTCCGAAATCCCAACCCCGATGACAACGGGGATGAGTGGTTGGAATCTCTCATCTATGACCTTCAATTGTTTGGCGACGCGTACCTCGAACTCGATGGCTCGGAGGATAGAGCGACCGACAAAGGCGAAACCAAGTGGATTTTTGGTGGAGAACTGGTGTCGATATGGAATGTTCCTGCTGAAACCATCACGCTCGTTCCTGCCAATCGAAAGCCCAAGCCTCCAGCGATGGCATACATTCAGGAATTGGATGGACTCAAGCGTGAGTTCTCGGCTGATAAAATCCTTCACATCTCCAAGTTCAAACATGGACGTGCATACGGCACTTCACCAGTGATTCCGTTATTGAGCGTGATAGCAGGTCATCTCAACCTCTCATCATACATGAACGAACTCTATACGGGAACTCTCCCCAAGACCATCCTCAATGTTGGCGACATTTCCAACGGGGAGATGAAGGCGATGCTCTCGCTTCTCGAACAGCAATTGGCTGGTGGCAAAAGCCCCTTCGGATTGGTGGCGGTGAACGGTGGCAACGGATTCGCTATGCACAAATTGTTGGATTCAACGAGAGAGGGTGCTCAATTGGAGATGATTCACTATTATCGAGAAGAGATTTGTGCAGTCTTTGGCATCCCACCTATGAAATTGGGTTGGGTTCAAACGGGCAAAATGAGCAATCCTGAGCAACAATTGGACGCGTGGTATGATGTTATCGAATCGTTTCACAACCGTATCGAATCTCTCATCAATAATCGCATTCTCCCACTCTTAGAAGTGGATGATTGGGAGTTCAAGTTCATCTCAATTCGACCGAAGCGTGATAAGGAAATAGCCGAAATGAAGGCAAAGCAATCAACGGCAATCTCCAACCTTCGTCAAGAAGGAGTCATCTCGATTAACGAGGCTCGCAATATGCTCGGTCTTGAACGGCTCGAACTGGAAGAAGCCGATGACCCAATGTTCCTCTCCCCCAAGTTATCCATCAACAAAGGCAAAGTCGATGGTGGAGGTTCGGATGATGCTGGTGGCTCTCCACCATCGGCTACGTCCTTATCGGAATTATTTCCTCCACCCAAGCGAAGTGATGAGCCCACACCAGAACTTCCCCCATTGACGGTTGAACTCGATTCCGTTGAACTCACGACCGAGCAGGAGTCGATGTTGAGTTCTCGAAGGATGAAGCAAAGCGATGAGTTCGAGGAATTGATAACCAACGAATCCAAGAAAGCATTGGCTGAAATGGAGGACCAACAATCCGTTTTCGCTGATTCATACATTATGCTTCTCGACCAGAAGTTCAACGATTCGGATTCTCCACGTCCAAATCCAGACGTGGATATTGAACTCAATATCTCCAGCAGCAAAGCCAGTTCGACGAAAGCCGTCATCGACCTCGATGATATTGAGGATGCAATTTTTGAACTCGATTTGGCTCTCGAAAGAACTGTTGAGAGGCAATATGTGAACCTCACAGGCTCTTTGACAACCTCATACGGTGCTACGCTCGACTTGACTTTGGCTGGAACTGGAATCGCTGCGGGGCTAAATGCCGACGATATTGCAGCAATCTCGTATTGGGGAGGGCGATGGCAATTGCCTGCACTACGAAATACGGTTGGGGCTC